CCCGGCCGGAGGCTGGCTCCTTTCTGCATTTGTTATTTTTTATGTTTCTGGTTCCACTCGTTCAGATATTCCATCTGTTCCTCGTCCTCCCGCGGATCCTTCGGCCGCTCTGGCCGGTTCAGCAGCAACGCCGCCGCACCAACGACTACTCCACAGAACACGATGATTCCAATCACTGCCATCTACTCCTCCTCTCTGCCCTTCCAGCAGCGTTCCAGTTCTTCCAGGACTGCCATGCATACCTGGTTTACAAACTCTCCATTTCCGAACGTTTTCGCAAGCTGAGAGCATTCCCGAACACTCTCCTCATAATCCTGTTCTTTTCCTGGCCGATCATAATACTTCTTGAAGAATCGCCAGACCTCTGTAAAGAATTTAAAATAATTCATCATGGCAGCTCCTCAATCTTGATGTAAATGCCTGGGATGCGCGCCCAGAACTTTTCCACGATCTCTGACGCAACCAGTGCATCATCTTTCCAGAATCCTACCGTCGTCATGCAATCTTTCAGCAGCTTCTGCAGGTTATCGGTGTCAGGCTTTGTAGTCCGGTATTCTCCGTCCTTATGTTTCTCTCCCTGCGGGAAGCACCACTTTGTAACCAGGCGTACACCTTTCTGGTACGGTTCCATGTCTTCTGGCTTATATTTACACAGATGCCCAATCAGTTTCTGCCGGGCTCTTTTTAATTCTGGTGTTTCGTAAAATACCGGTTTCCCATTTACGATTGCAACTTTATGTTCCTGATGTGTTATCGTCGGCGGGTTCATCGCCATAAAAAAATCAATCATGATAATCAGCCCCTCTCCAAGTACCAGATTTTTTATCAAATGTGATGCAACCCCAAGATCTTAATTTGTCAGCAAACAAATTCAAAAGCTCCGGCTGTTCTTTCAGCCACAGAAGAACTTCGTCTTTCGATGCGTCATAAATTTCTCCAAAGGGGATTCTTCTAAGCGGAGGCATCTGTCCCGCAATTTTGAGTCGTTTGTCGTGTGACATGTTTTATCATTCCTTTCCTGCGCGTCTGTGCTGGGTGGGTATGCTCCTAACCCGTTGTGGGGGCGTACTCAATCGCCCCACACTTAGGGTGGGCATGCCCGCACATTCCCGCCCGATTAGGGTATATATTTATATACAGGTGCCGGGCGGGCATTCCTGCCACCTAAAAAACAAGGTGTCGGGCAACTTTCTGCCCGATGCCCGTTACCATGATCGCGGGCATTCCCGTTACCTATGTTGTTTTAGGTGTCGGGCATTTGCCCATAACCTAAAATGTTTCAGGTATCGGGCAAATACAACGCGTATCTTTATTTACCATAAATCCGATTTCTTTTAATGAATTTCGAACCGTTTTTTCCTCCGGATATTTCTCGCCGGTTGCTTCTGCATCCGATTTCAGGACTTCATACAGCTCCTTTACAGTCGGATATTTGTCCTCATGCGTAAACCGGAAATTTTCTATCGCCATCTTATATTTTTCCTTTTTGGCTTTACGCGCTTGCTCTCCTTGTTTCTTTCTGGCTTCTCTACCTTTCTGCCATGCCGGTTTGTCTGCTTCCAGCTCAAGATCTTTCAGCACACCGATCTGATCCAGACAGTGAACCGGATACTCAAACCACATGTTGACCGGTTCGAACTTTGGAAATTCTCGAAGTGTCCCTTCGATTCTCCATGCCGTATGGGCCTGTACTGCCGCTTTTGCCTCGGTGATCTGCTTGTCCAGGGCTATCTTCTGCCACCGGTCCAGATGCGCCTCGCAGTAGCTCATCATCTGCGCACTGCTTAGTAAATCGTCCTGCGAAAGATCATCCTCCCACTTGAAATGCGCATCCAGATAATCCGTACACGCCTTGCAGATCGCTTTATTTTCTTCCTGCTTCATCAGCGCTTCCGTAGGTTCCAGCTCGATCAGATCCAGCAGAGCATCCGGATCACGGGCAAATACACCGGAACCAGAAGCACGATCCATGGACTTCTTTCCGCCCTGGTTTCCTTTACTGTGATGATGGCAATAAATCACCGCGCATCCAAGCTCTGTGCAGACTTTATCAAATTGGTTACAGAAATTCGCCATCTGATCCGCGCTGTTCTCATCTCCTGTAATGACCTTATAAATCGGGTCAATGATGATCGCCACATAGTTCTTCTTCGCAGCACGCCGGATCAGCTTTGGTGCCAGCTTATCCATAGGGACTGATTTACCACGCAGGTTCCAGATATCAATATTCTGCAGATTATCCGGTGTAAAGCCCATTGCTTCGTATACATCCTTAAAACGGTGCAGACAGCTCGCCCGGTCAAGCTCCAGGTTGACGTACATGACCCGTCCCTGCGCACAGTGCCACTGCAGCCACTTCTTTCCTTCTGCTATGGCTATACACAGCTCGATCTGCAGGAATGACTTACCTGCCTTAGACGGACCGGAAATAAGCATTTTATGCCCTTTTCTTAAGATTCCATCAATCAGACACGGTGACAGCTCCGGCAGATTATCCCATACACTTTCCAGCCCTTCCGGCTCCGGCAGATCATCGTTGACACCCTCAATCCATTCGTACCATTCATTCCAGGACTGTTTTCCGATGTTAGTATCTACGATGAACTGTTTCTTTTCACCACGCTGCACTCCTGGCATTCTGGAAAGTCTCGATGGATTCCGGTTCTGTGTATCCACGTCGATTCCGTTTTTCTGGCAGACTTCATACAGATAATCAACCCGTTTTCGATACTCGTTGTAATCTGCCGCATCTACCCGCACAATAGCATGCAGGCTCTTTTTTCCGGAATATACCAGGCAGGCGATCGGAAGTTCTAGCTCCCGCAGGATAGCATTCTGCTGTTCCAGCTCCATATGATCTGACTCTACTAAAGCATACCGGTATTCTGTTACATTTTCATTTTTACAGCCGTTTCCGTCCAACGGATTGAAGCGGATCCACGCCCCGGCTTCCGGATTGTAGTCACCAAGTACTGCGCCAATGTCCCCTTTACAGTCGTTCAGCAATTCAATCAACTGTCCGGCAGTACGGTCCCAGCTGCCTTTTTGTGGCAGCCAGCGCGTACCTTTTTCATCTGTCTTTTCCCAGCTTCCAGTGACGTATCCTACGTTTTCTCCTGCTTCAAACAGTGTTTCCAGATACGTGATCAGCTGCTCCGCCGGATTCCAGTTGGAAGGCTCCTGTATCTCTTTCCCTTCCAGCCAGTTTTTATCCACAACAACACGATCACTGTCCACCGCGATACTGTCGTTCCAATCCAGTTCATGGCCCTTCTCCGGAACCCATCCATGATCCAGGGCAAGCTGTACGATCGTGCCGCCGGTTACCGGTGAGGATGAGCCGGAAAAGGTTCTCCATTTTTTCTCACATTCATTTGTATGATATCTGCCGTAATCTTTCTGGCTCCAGGCATCCCACACAGAAACCGGATACCCTTCCTGTTTCAGAGCCATTCCAACAGAACACCATTCCTGATAAGTAAGCTCGGATGGATTGATATGTTCTATAATTTCTGTAAGGCTCGTCCTCTGTTCCATACTCTTTAAGCTCCTTTATATTCTCTCGGGTTGATATCCATTGGAATCCGCCAGCCATTCGCTGCGATCCTGTCGATCAGATTCTTTGCTGTTTCAAACTGCCAGGTTCCTACATGCTCAAATCCCCTGCTTTCCAGAAAACGGATCTGTTTTGGTGTCGTCAGCCCCTCCGTGCGTCTTTTACTCAATCGATCCAAGATCTTTTCTGCTTTTCCTGCATTCTCGATTTCATCCGGCATAATGCCCAGCTTTTCCAGTGTCTTTTTCTGCTTCTCAGATGGCGGTCCCATTTCCCACCCAAAAGAGGGAACATAGCTGGACAGGTCTTCCGCCTGGATGGACATCTCAAACTGCAGCGGATCCACCAGTTTCTTTTTGCGCTTCTTCATTTCTGCAAGCTGCTTTGCTAAAGCTTCTTCTCTTTGTGCTACGACATCCTCAGATGCTTTCTGTTCTGCTTCTTCTAAGTCAACCGGCATGCCTGCTTCTTTTTCCAGATTTTCTGTCATCTGCTGGGCTACTTCTTCATTTTCGCAGATCAGGCTCGCCGGATGGCACAGCTCATGCCGCTCTGTGTGCCACAAAAAATCAAGCAACAGTAGATGGTCTTTTCCTGTTTCCGGGGACAATCGGGTACCGCGCCCCACCATCTGACAATACAGGCTCCGCACCTTGGTTGGTCTGAGAACCACAATACAATTCACAGACGGGCAATCCCAGCCCTCTGTCAGGAGCATCGAATTGCACAGCACGTTATACTTCCCGGCATCAAAATCTTTCAGAATTTCAGCTCTGTCCTGGCTGTCTCCATTTACTTCTGCCGCCCTAAATCCATACTGATTCAGCAAGTCACGGAATTTCTGGCTGGTCTTTACCAGCGGAAGGAATACCACTGTTTTCTTATCCATGCAGTATTTCTGCATTTCTTCTGCGATCCCCTGCAGATATGGATCCAGTGCGGTGCCGATTTCGCTTGCTTTAAAGTCTCCAGCCTGCACTGATACACTACTCATATCAATTTTGAGCGGAATAGTCAGTGCCTTGATTGGGGACAGATACCCTTCTTTGATTGCTTTTGGAAGCGTATATTCATAGGCCAGCGATTCAAAATAAACTCCAAGATTCCGCATATCGCCGCGGTCCGGTGTCGCTGTTACTCCCAATACATGCGCATGCGGGAAATGCTGCAGCACTCTCTGGTAGCTGTCCGAAATACAGTGATGGGCTTCGTCGATGATGATTGTATTAAAATAAAAAGGATCAAAGCTGTTCAGGCGTTTTTCTCTCATCAGTGTCTGCACAGAGCCAACTACCACGCGGAACCAGCTCCCCTGACAGGAACTCTCTGCCTTTTCAAGCGCACAGCCAAGACCGGTTGTCTTCATCAGCTTATCTGCCGCCTGTTCCAGCAGTTCCCCTCTGTGTGCCAGGATCAGGACACGATCACCCTGCCGGACACACTCTTCTGTTACTTTAGCAAAAACTACTGTCTTTCCACATCCAGTAGGAAGGACCAGCAGGGTTTTTAACACCCCGCTGTCCCACTGTTCAAAAATAGCTTCTTTTGCTTCTTTCTGATACGGTCTCAGTTCCATTTAAAATCTCCCTGGCGTAAATGCTGGCTTATCCGAGTCTTTCGGATACAGCTTTTCGATGTAATTGAACTTCTTATTTGGATCTTTGATTCCCGGCTTCACGCCGATTTTTGCTCTTGCCGTTTTTCCCGGAAGTGAATTCCAGTCCATTCTGAGCTCTTCGCCCTCTTTTTTCAGGCCAACACCACGGAACAACTCCGACAGCTTCCATTCCAGACTGCTATGTAAGATATAGTTCTCGCGAATTGTAATCTCACGGTCTTGTCCGTGTACAATAAAGTACACGACTGCCATATTGCATGGCGGGAGCTTTCCTTCTCCTTTGGATCTGCTGCGGTCATATTTCTCGATGGTTACGTTGTAATCCCCCTCCGGGATTGGATCAAAGTTCTGGGAATCCTGTTTAATAGAATCATCCCATCCAAGTTCTCTTCCTTCTACTGACATAATCGTTTTCCTCCTTAATTAAATGGAATTTCCTGTTTTTCTTTCATTTCTTTGATTGCAGCATAGACCTGGTCCCAGCAGGCTACCAGAAGCCCCTCGATAATGCCAGGATTTACGACATCGTAATCTTTGATCTTTGTGCCGACCGGAACATACCCTTTCGCTTCTACGACGTTCTCCACGTCCCATTCATCTACGTGATAAGTTTCCATCAGGTCTCGCAGTGCCTTCGGGATTTCCGGATCCAGACTGTTCTCCCCTGCAGGATCCGGCGTTTTAGGCGGCTCATCCAGTGGAAGATTCATCTGTTCCCCAGTTACTTCTTCTGGCGTTGTCGGCTTCGGAGCTTCCGGAACGGGCTCAGGAGCTGACGCCGTTTTAGGTACTTCTGCAGCTTTGTACGGTTTCATATCTGCGGAAGCTTTTCCCTGTTCTATAATGCTCTGAATGACTTTGTAGTCAAACGGAACCTCATCCGGCAGACCGAAACGGTTCTTTGCATCCCAGCAGGCGTTATGTGACGTGTACATGACACGCTCACCGCCCTGCGCTTTCCTCTTCTTTCCCTTGTCATCAACTGCAATGGAAAACGTTTTGTAGTTGGCAAACAGCAGCATGTCCGCCCATTCCTTGATCAGCGGCGATGTCTGGGATGTTGTTTTCTTTCCAAGCTTCAGTTCCCATCGGTCATAAGCTCCCAGCTCATCCGGCTGTTCAAATTTTTTAATCTGCGCATGTGCTGTAAGAACCACGTTGACGCCCGCTTCCACAACTTCTGAAAGCCGATTCAGGAACCGGCCAATCTCCTCTTTTACATAGGTATAGCCGTTTCCATACCCGAAATCCTCGATTCCAAACTTCCGATGCTTATCGCAGATAAACTGGATGCACATAGACTCCGCCCAGTCGATCGTGTCAACCACAAGCGTTTTACACACGTCCGGATGCGTCCGGATGTAGTCCACCTGGTCAAGAAGGTTCTGCCAGCTTGTAGCTTTTGGCAACCGGGCAACATTCATTGAGTTCGTGCTACCCTCAGTATCAATGAACACCGGATCCGGGAATTTACTGGCAAACGTAGATTTTCCAATTCCTTCCGGACCATAAACCACAACTTTTTTTGCACAGGGAATCACACCTTTGATAATTTCCATTAAAATACACCTGCCTTCCATGATTTCTGCTGTGGCTGTTCAGCCTGCGCCTGTCCAACCACATAACCGTCTTCGATAATGATGCTGCATTCATCACCGGTACTTACCCTAGTAGCGATCGCCTGCAGCCCCTCGCCTTCCAGCCAGGAACCAAACTCCTGCAGTGTCTGCAGATCCATCTGTTCCAGTTTATCCAGGAGAACAAAGCCACACTCCGGATTCAATTTCCGGACAATGGCAGTTGATACCATCAGCCGTTCAGAACCGGACATGTTGTCCCATTTCTGCCCTTTATACACCAGCTCACCTTCCTTTACAGACAGATCTGGAAGAGGCAGCTCTGCAGAAGAAAGCAGGTTTGCTTTCTTTTCCCGGACAGAAGTAATTTTCTCTGAAAGTTGATCATACTGACGACGGTATTCTTTTGCATCATCCTCCGCCTTCTCCTTGTCCAGATTTGCGCGTACCATTCGATTGATTTCCTCAATATTGGAAATGCTGTCTTCCAGCTCCTTGGTAGACTGATCGACCAGATCAGCGGCCGACTTTTCAGCAGTTTCCAGATCTTTTACCAGCTGCAGATGATGCTGCTTTGCCGCCTCCAGCTGTTCCGACAACCGTTTCACTTCGTCGTAGGCGCGTTTGGTCTCTTCCCGGATCTTTCCGGCCTGTTCTCTTTTCCGTTGATTCTCGCCGTTCTGAGCGAGGATGTCCTGCTGCTGCCGAATCAGTGCAGATGGGGAAACCAGATCCTTTGGAGCATCCGGATAATACGGCTGTTCTTTGGCGAACTTTTCTTTCTGATCCGCAGTCCGGCCGATGTACAGCCGATCCTGATACAGCTCTTTTTCTTCTTTCTCTAACTCCGCCAGCTGGTTACCAACGCCGATGATCTGCAGCAACGTCTGTGCTTTTTCCTTCCCGGAGCTCTCCATGAACTTCGGAAGATTCAATGCCAGAGACTCGACAAAAGTGTTTAACAACGACTGTCCGGCCTTCTGACCGCTTGGATCCGTTACCTTCAACGCACTGTTCTTGCCTTTACGTTCAACGATCAGACCGTTGTTCAATACTATTTTTAAGTTTGGCGGGATGATGGATCCATCACGCGTTGCATCTGATGGTCTGAAATTTTCGCCACCCAATGCCCACGCAATGGAATCCAGCACCGACGTCTTACCCTGGTTGTTTCTGCCACCAATGACGGTCAGGCCGTTTGCCGTCGGTTCCAGTTTCACTGCTTTGATTCGCTTGACATTTTCAATTTCAAGCTTATTGATTTTCACTGACATCTTTCTTATCCTCCTTGTCTTTGTTAAAGTAATTCCAAACCGTCCCCGCACTGCAGCCCATTTCGTCTGCAATCTTTTCATAGGACCATCCTGCGTTTCGAAGCGCCGTCATCTTTCCAGTGTCCAGCTTCCTTTTCCTGCCCTGTCCAGCAGGGCTTTTCGGGGGGGGCGTTGGTTTTACCTCTTCTTTCGTTTCCGGCTCTTTCTGTGGCTGTTTCATGACCGCAAACACAGCCCCGGCTTCTGCGGCCGCCCGCACATCCTGCATGGTCATACTGCTGATGGCAACCGGATGCATGACGTAGATATCATCATGCATGCCGTGCATTGTCAGATCCACGGCCTCCGTATATTCAACAATCTGCATCATTCTCACCCTTCTTTCAACGACCCTGAGCGGATCCACGCCGCAAACACCTCGTCCCGGCGCTCTTCTTCCCGCTCTTCCTGCTCCTCGCGGCACTCTTCGACGTAATCGCCGATCTTCTTTGCCACGAGCGCCAGAAGGAACATTCCAGCTCCCAGGGCGGCGCGTCCCCACAGGTCGGAATCCACGCCGCCGATGTAAATCCATGTACCAACCGCGCCGAGCGCCAGCGCTACTTTATCCGATGCTTTCATTTGCTGTTACTCCTTCCACGTTGATGCCCTCGATCTCCGAGAAACGTTTTGCGTTAATGAAATATACCCAGTGGTCCGATGTTTTGATTCCATAGCCCCATGGGAATACCCCCTGCTGGAGCCCTTTGCGCACGGTCTGATGATTAATTCCCATCATCCGCGCGGCATCCATGACACTCAGACGCGGGATAATGCAATCTTTCGCTTTCTGTGTCGAAAGCGCCGGCATTCGGTCATCCGCCTTGGAAAAGTAGTCCTCTTTCAATCCCAGTGCAACGGCGATATCACGCTGCTGCTCCTCAGGCGGAATCTGCTTTCCGGCAAGGTACTGGCTGATTGATGCTTTGCTTTTTCCGGTCATTCCTGCCATCTGCACCTGCGTAAGATTCAATTCTTTTGCAGCTTTTTTCAATTTTTCTGAAAAATTCATTGCCTTATTACTCACTTTCTGCTACGATGTAGCTGGTTTGTTTGTGTGTCCCATGGGAACTGGTCCTTCCTGTGGGACTTTTTCTTTTTATACCGCTTCTTCTTTTTTAAGGTACTTATTCAGAAAATACTGCTGGCCTTTCCCAGTTACCTTTGTAGTTTTGGTCATCCGCACGCTGCCGTCCGGATTGGAAATCACGGTTTCTTTGATCTGAAATAGACCGTCCGCTACATATCGCTGCGTCGGCATGTTCCGACTGGATCCAGTCTTCATGAGGTACCCTTCGTTGCGGAGCTGTTCGAACAATCTTTTCTGTCCGGTATCTACGCCATTCTGACGCAGGAGCTTCGCGAGGTCGCCGATCAGGATGGAGCTGGTGCTTGCGCTCACCGCGTCCGCGAAGATTTCCTTCGGCTTCATGCGCTCGTTCTCCTCAATCAGTTTCTTGTTATCTTCTTTCAGAGTGTCGATGGTTCTGTCTGCGAGCTTCAGCGCCCTTGCCATCACCTGCTCCGGAGTGTTCCAGGCCTTCTCCAAGTCGACGAAGTACTGACGATACAGTTTACCTTTCTCGGAGCGCTGAATCATGCAGATCTGTTTGGCCATATCTACGGAAATGTTATGATCTATAGTTCTTCCACCGTTTTCTAAATTTTTAGAAAACGTGAAATAGTCCATATTTTCAACAAATCCATATGCTGACATGTTTTTAAACCAATCAGCATACTTGCTTTTAATTTCCAGTGCTTCATGCAGGTCTCTCGCCGATACTGTCGGCTGTTCTCCTTCGTAATTAATAGGAATCAACATCTTTTCCATGTAACTCACCTTCTTTCTTTTTTCTGTCATCCTGTTTCTGGCTTACCATGGCTTCTCCCATCCCCAAGAGATAGCCCTTGTCAAAATCAGACATTTTAGGAATTGCCGTTGCGATGGTTTCCAGAATCTGTTTTTCTCTTTCTGACATCTCATTTCACTTCCTTTCTTTGATTTACCAGCAACGCAATACTTTGTTGCTATGCGTCTATTATATGTGGCTTATGGTCATTTGTCAATATTTTTTTGTGGCTTTTCGACTTTTTGTTCTTATGCCACAATTTTATATTGATTTTTTTT